TCGTATACATACTCTGCAACGTGTTCAGCTAGAAGCGGCAGCATCATCTTGATGTATTCGTCTGATTTGTCGCCTTTAATTTGTGCGAGCGCTTTGAAATACTTTACTTCTTCGTCTGTTGCTTGCCACAAATTACTCACCTTCACTTTCTTCTGTGACTGGCTTTGTTTCTTTAACGTAGCCATTTCGCGCTAAATCCTCGTATGTTTCATTTGCTAATACGATTTCTTCGCCTACTTTGTACGTTTTATTTTCGTACCGAATCGGTACTAATGCAGTCGTTGTGACTGTCTTTGCTGCTCGTGCCGCCATTTCCTCACTTCCTTTCAATAAATATAAAAGAGCCGGTAAAGGCTCTTAGAAAGTTGTTGCGATAAAGATTTCGTTGATGCGTTCAAACGATGGCATTACGATTTCAGAAACAATTGTTTGAACAGACACAGGATCTACAGTTGCGCGAGTTGTTACAGCTACACCAGTATTGACTACTTTGACATCTGCAATGCCTTTTAAAGCTGTCGCATCTAATTCTTCTGGTGTTGTACCGTACCAAGTATTGCCTAGTGTACCGTCTGGAATTAATGAAACAACGCCATCTGGAACGAATTGTTTTGTAGCGCCTTGCTCGTCTACGAATAACTTGTCATAGATAGCGATTGTAACACCTGTTTTACGTTTAATGTATGCTTTTACATCTTCATCTGTAAGGATAATGTTTGCAGCACCCAGCGGATTCATATCTTTGCGAATCGACTCTGAAGCAGAAAGTTGAGCGGCTGTATTCGAGTTCATAATCGCACGAGTTACTGCACCACCTTTAGATGCAACAGCTTTTTTCCAGCGCACAAAATCAAGTACAGGGTTTGACGTAGCAGGTGCATCCCATTTCGCTGTGCCAGCTAATACTTCTTTTAAATCTGCGTCATGGCCGTAATCGTAGTCGATAGGGTCTTTACCATCTACTTGAATACCGATTTTACCAGTCGTTAATAATTGGAATCGCATACGTTCCGGTTGTACGTCCGCACCATCAACAAGTGTTTTAGCATCGTCAAAGATACGTTCGATTAATACTTTGTACGCTTCATTCCCTGCGGCTAGAAGCGGCGCAAGTTGTTGGCGTAATGTTTCGTCTACCATCATCGACTCGCGGAAGAACGGCATGTCGTGTTGAACTTCCGAGAAACCTTGTCGGTCACGTACTGGCGCTTTTGCATCAAATGCTGCAGGTTTAAGCGCTACAGGTAATTGATTTGCACCTTTAATCCATTTTAGGTCTAAACCTAATTTTTTCTTTGCTGGGAATAGTGCCGCACCAAGTGGCATAACGCTGTTTGATGGTACGTTTTGAACATACGTTGCAATCTCCGTTGCTTTTACTAAATCTTTTAATTGTGGCATGTAATAGCCCTCCTATTCATTATTCGAAAGTGATTTGTTTTAATGCTGTGATAGCTGTTGCTTCAGGCGCTACAGGTAACTTCGTTAAATCAATGAAACCACGTTTAACGACTGCACCAAGTGCATCGCCATGAGTTACATCAACATCGTTTAATACGACACCAATTGCAGTTGCGTCATTAGCGGGGTGAATTGTACCTGCAGGGATAATTTTCTTACCATCAACCGTTGTTACTACTGCATGCGTGTCCTCGAACACTTCACGTACCGCGGCAAAATCATTGTATTTTAAAATCGTTTTTGTGCCGCTAAATAATTCTTTCTCTACAAATTTAGACATTTATAGTCCTCCTTATCCAAAATAATTTGCTTGTGCATCAATAGATGCTTGTGTTGTAGCGTTTGATTTAGCTAATGAAGCGCCGAAAGAACCTTCTTCCACTCCACCTTGCCCACCTGCGCCACCAGGATTGCGTCCGCCACCTGCAAATGCATTATCTACAACTGCTTTCAGTGTCGTTTCTTGCGCTGTTTTGATAGCTTCGAATGTTGTTTTCGCATCCTCGCCACCTGCTTTAACAATTAGATCTAACACCTCAACTGGAATTTTCGCTTCAGTTGCGATTGGTGTTAATTCAGCACGTAATAATGCTTGTGCTTCTTTAGCTTGTGAATCAGCTACTTGTTGTTCAAGAGCCGCGATGCGCTTTTGGTCATCGGTAAGCTCACTGTCTTTCGTTGCATCTTTTACAGCAGCATCAATAAGCGGTTGTAGATTCTTCCCTTTCCACGTTTCCAAAGCCGTCGTGTGATGCGTATCTTTCGCGCTATCTAAGTAGCTACGTACATCTGTATTGATTGAAACCAGCGCATCCATATCTGTTTTTTCGATATTTTGCTTGATGTATGTTTCAACAGCCACTTTATCGCCGCCATCAATCAATGATTTGAGTTGTTCTAACTCGATTTTCATGCCATTTCCTCCTTTGCCCATGCACCGTTAATCGCCGCACACGCATAATAAATAGACCTTTTAACGTCGTGTCTAGGACGAGATATTGTGACCACTGCCTTTCCGCGTAAGTGACGCTATCCTACAGTAAATCATTTAGTGCTGTTTCATCGCCGTGCGACCAGCCAAAAATTCGTACATTACTATTCATCGCATGCACTAAGTTATCGCTATACGCTCGCTTGTAGAACGCTTCTTTCGCTTCAAATGACTTAACTGGCACTGCAATGATTTCCTCTGTGCCCTCTGCTGAAATGCCCACAAATACAAATTTATCGCCATTTGTACGTGCAGCTTCAAAAGTACGTGTGAAATTATCCATTGTTAATCCCATATTCTCACCACCTTTCAATTCTCAAAATCTCATTTTGTTGCAGCATCTACACATTGCCTTACATTCAACTGTGCTGTCGAAGCGGTTGCTAGTGCAAAATAAAAAGCTGACGCAAATGGATAAATTCGCATCAACTTCTGATAAAACTTTATTCGTGCTTTTAACTCGTTTTCTCTACTCATTTAGCACCTCATTCCTGCATGCTAATTCAGATAACAACGTATTATGGGAACTAGCGAATATTACTCTAAATTTTAGTTTCTCAATGTAAATAAATTATGTATAAAGCACCGTTTTAGGTGCCTTTTTGTTTTCTTTCCCATTCTTCATATGTGATGTAAGATGTCACTTTGTTAGGCGGCTGTATTTCTTCATCTGCCTTTTGATATGCTTTTGCATACGTGTGACCTTTTTTCATGTACTCGTCAATCTTATCCGCTAGTCGTTTCTGATACTTCGCATCTTTATAGTCACGACCTCTACGCACTCCTGGCAACTGCCCGTCGATAAGTTTAATCTTCACACAACGGCAATTAATATCCATGTGCGCCACATTCCACATTGTTGGGCCTTTTGCTTTCATGCCTTTGAAGTGGAAATATCCTTCTTTGTCGGCTCTTTGGCCGTCTAACTTACGATGTTGATGTCGTGTACGTTTATCAAGTGTTGAAAGCCACAAGCATTCAATATCAGTGTACTTTCGCATTTCTTCTGTTACTGCTTCATCTGCGAGCGACATTGCTCTAGCGCCCTCTGTACGTGCGACAGTTCTTGCTCTGTTTTGACTAAACCCAATGGCATTTTCAATTCGCTTCGCCATCTTCCAATAACCTTCGCCAGCTAACAACGATTGACTAACTTCAATTTGAATCTTGCGAATGATTTCATTTCGATGTACTTCAAGCACACCACGCAATTGAAGAAATTCGATAGGATTAACTAATGCTGCCGCAATAACGTCCTCACTTGGTAATGTAAAGCCATCTTCCGTGCCTTGATACACTTGGAATAAATAAGCTGCCAGTAAATACTGTTCAACGTAAATACGCTGTTGAGATACTTCAATATCCTTTGCGATTTGCGTGTAATCTGCATTTAACTGCTGTGCAATACGTTCGAGTTCTTTTGATAAACGATTGTACTTATTTAAGTCTGTGTAACTACTCTCGTCACTCTTTACGAACTTACTGTACATATTGCTAAGCGTTGCTAGAATCTCTTTTAAACGCTTTCCGAGCAATTCATCGACTTCTCGTTCACTCTGCGCAATTAATTCGTCTAAACGCTTGATAATATCTAATTGATTATGAATTTGTTTCGGCATCGTAATCACCATCTAACGGACCATATTGTTCGCTATACGCTTGAATCTCTTTCGCCATTTCATCTAACTCATAATCTACATCATCAACGATTGACATAGCAGCTAATCGAGTTCGTTCGCTCACATTACCTTTTAGCATAGATGTAGCTTGCGCTTCTTCAAGTAAATGTACTGGGATATTACGTTTAAACGTAAAGAATACTCGTAAATAATCCTCTGCCTTAAAGTTATATCTCGTTTCCCATGCACTGAATAACACTTTCATTTCATAGCGAAGGGAAGCGGTCATTTTACGCTCATTCATCATTGCTTTTCCTTCTAAACCCATCAGCTTCATTCTCAAAGCCACACCACTCACACTTGTACCGAAGTCTAAATCTGCAAGGTTTGGCGTTTTGGCAATCAAATAGATGTTCCGTTCCAAACGTTTCAAAGCATTTTCAATCATGGAGTCATTGACATTTTTCGTTAAATATTCAACCTTGTCATCTTCACCGAATAGCTCAATCATGCCCGATTTATTCATCTTCTCAATATCTTCTTTTTCCATACCGCCTGCTGCACGAATGATTAAATAAGCAAGTCGCATCTTCTCCACTTCGTTGACTGTATCTGATACTAAACGGTCATATGCGTACATAAGAATGTATACACGCTCTGCATCGCCCATCAGTTCCTCATTGTTAGGGTTACCGAACAGTGGATTGTAACGGAATAAATGCGGTTGCACTGGTGCTGTGACAACTGTTTCGCCAATTAAGAAAGTTGTTTGCTCTGGCACAATGCCGTTACCGTCAGCTTTGAAATAATAAACATTCATTGCATCGTAGCACTCGTAATGTGTAACACCTTCGCCATCTTCATACATATAAATGCTGTAATACGGTTCTGTTACATCGCCAATGAAAATAACATTCCATGGATCATCATATGTTTTTACACGTTCATAACCTTCTTTGTTGATATAGATTAAACGTGCGCCATAACCACAGACAGCCGCCATCTTGCCCCATTCAGCATTTTGGTCATCAATGTTATTGCGTA